TTTAAAAAACTATACAACGCCTCGGATGTCACAAAAAGAAATAGAAATGGTCAGACAAAGTCTGGACTATACTCTCTTTTTATCCCAATGGAATGGAACTACGAAGGATTTATTGATGAGTATGGAATTCCAGTCTTTACTACTCCTGATATCGACAGATTCGCACCAGACGGTGAACTAATAGATGTAGGTGTAATAGATAACTGGCAGAATGAAGTTGATGGTCTCAAGGATGATCAAGATGGGTTAAATGAATTCTACCGTCAATTTCCAAGAACGACTGAACATGCTTTTAGAGATGAGGCGAAAGGAAGTATATTTAATTTAGTTAAAATATATGAACAAGTAGACTACAACGAGGAGATGTCTAGAACCTTAGGGGTTACAACGGGTAATTTTCAATGGGTGAATGGAATCAAAGATTCTCAAGTTATATTTTATCCAGATCCAAAAGGTAGGTTTAAAGTTAGTTGGGTTCCACCATCTGGAATACAAAATAAAGTGATACTTAAAAATGGTATCAAATATCCTGGTAACGAGCATATGGGAGCTTTTGGTTGTGATAGTTACGATATATCGGGAACAGTAGATGGAGTTGGATCTAAAGGAGCTTTACACGGGTTAACCAGGTTTAGCATGGAGGATGCTCCAGCTAATAGCTTCTTTTTAGAATACTTATCAAGACCACCAACGGCTGAGATGTTCTTTGAGGACGTTCTAATGGCTTTAGTGTTTTATGGGATGCCTATACTCGCAGAGAACAATAAACCTCGTTTATTATACTATTTAAGAAGAAGAGGATATAGAGGGTTTAGTATGAACAGGCCTGATAAGATATGGAACAAATTATCTGTAGCAGAAAAAGAGGTTGGTGGAATACCCAATTCCTCGGAAGATATTAAACAAGCTCACGCGGCGGCGATAGAGATGTATATACAAGATCACGTTGGAATGAAGCAAGATGGAACGTTCGGGGATTTATACTTCAACGAACTGCTAAACGATTGGAGTAAGTTTGATATAAACAAAAGAACAAAGCATGATGCGTCTATAAGTTCTGGTTTAGCTATAATGGCAAACAACAGGCACTTATATGCTCCAAATGCTAAAGTAGAAAAACCGAAGTTAAATATAAATATTTCCAAATACACAAACGCTGGAAATGTATCTAAAATAATCAAATAACAAATATGGCAAAGTCTGTTGGAAATAATTTCCCATCACAAGTAGTTAGCGACTTAGAGAAGTTAAGTTACGATTATGGTTTAAAAGTTGCAAAAGCTATTGAGGGAGAATGGTTTAATAATAGTGGTGGTTCTAGTAGATACGGAGCTAGTACTAATAACTTTCATAATTTAAGACTGTACGCTAGAGGTGAGCAGTCTATACAAAAATATAAGGATGAGTTATCTATAAATGGTGATTTGTCCTATTTAAATTTAGATTGGAAACCAATTCCAATTATCTCTAAGTTTGTTGATATAGTGGTTAACGGTATAGCTGAAAGGACATATGATATAAAAGCTTATTCACAAGACCCGTTTGGAGTTGCTGAACGAACTGAGTACATGCAGAAGATTTTGAATGACATGGAAATGCGGGAGTTTAATGACACTGTTATGGCGGAGACTGGTTTAGACATGAGAGAAAGTGAGGAACCAACTCTACCAGAGACTACAGAGGAACTGCAGGTTCACATGCAACTTAATTATAAGCAAGCGGTGGAGATAGCAGAGGAGCAAGCGATAAACACTTTAATGGAGGGTAGTAGGTATGAGTTGATAAAAAAGAGATTCTATCAAGATTTAGCTGTTATAGGTATTGGTGCGGTAAAAACAAGTTTTAATACATCAGAAGGCGCTATTATAGAATATGTTGATCCAGCTAATCTAGTGTACTCTTATACAGATTCTCCTTATTTTGAAGATATATATTATGTTGGAGAAGTTAAGTCAATTCCTATAAATGAACTAGCGAAACAATTTCCTCATTTATCAGAAAGTGATCTTGAAGAAATATCTCAAAACAAATCTTTAAGAACAACAAACTCTACAAACAACGAGGACAATAACAAAATACAAGTGTTATACTTTAACTATAAGACTTATATGAATGAGGTCTACAAGTTAAAAGAAAGTGCTACTGGGGGTGATAAAGCAATTGAAAAAGATGATAGTTTTAATCCACCGAAAGATAAAGAAGGTGGGTACTCTAGATTATTAAGATCTATAGAATGTCTTTATGATGGAGCTATGATCGTGGGTACCGACAAGTTGCTCAAGTGGGAAATGGCTAAAAACATGATGCGACCTAAGAGTGATTTTACGAAAGTTAAAATGAATTACTCTATTGTAGCACCAAGAATGTATAACGGGAAAATTGATTCACTAGTTAGAAGAGTGACTAGTTTTGCTGATATGATTCAGTTAACACATTTAAAACTTCAACAAGTAATGTCTAGAATGGTTCCAGATGGTGTTTACTTAGATGCTGATGGTTTGGCTGAAATTGACTTAGGTAATGGAACTAACTATAATCCACAAGAAGCTTTAAATATGTTCTTCCAAACAGGATCTGTTATTGGAAGAAGCTTTACAAGTGAGGGCGACATGAACCCAGGTAAGGTGCCAATCCAAGAAATAACTAGTGGTAGTGGTGGTAATAAAATACAAGCGCTGATAGCAAACTACAACTACTATCTACAAATGATAAGAGACGTGACTGGTCTTAACGAGGCTAGAGACGGCAGTACACCAGATAAAAACGCTTTAGTTGGGATACAAAAGATAGCGGCGGCTAATTCTAACACAGCAACTAGACATATATTACAAGCTGGTTTATTTTTAACTGCTGAAGTCGCAGAGTGCTTATCGTTAAGAATATCAGATATTATAGAATACTCTCCTACAAAAGATGCTTTCATACAAGCCATTGGTGTTCACAACATAGCTACGCTAAGTGAGATTTCAGATCTTAATTTATACGACTTTGGTATTTTTATAGAGTTACAACCAGATGAAGAAGAAAAAGCAATATTAGAGAATAATATCCAAATGGCTCTTCAACAACAAAGTATAGAACTTGAGGATGCTATTGACATTAGAGATATTAAAAATCTAAAACTAGCAAATCAAGTTTTAAAAATAAGAAGAACTAAAAAACAAGAAAAGGATAGACAGTTACAATTAGAGAATATCCAAGCTCAAAGTCAATCTAATGCACAAGCAGCACAAGCAGCTGCTGAGATGGAGATGCAAAAAGATCAAGCATTAACGAGGAATAAAGTTCAGCTAGAACAAGCAAAAGCTCAAATGGAGTCTCAGAGAATGATGCAAGAGGTTCAGATGAAAAAAGAATTAATGGGACTAGAGTTCAACTTCAACATGCAACTCAAAGGTATTGAGGTTGATGGAATGAAGAGCAGAGAGAAACAAAAAGAAGATAGAAAAGACGAAAGAACAAAGATACAAGCAACACAACAATCAGAGATGATTGAGCAAAGAAATAGTGGTAAACCACCTAAAAACTTTGAGTCCGCAGGTAATGATATACTAGGCGGGGGATTTAATTTAGATGCGTTTGACCCTAGATAAATTTATTAATTATTATTATATTATATTATGGAAGAAAAAAACGAAGAAGTAGTTGAAGAAACTACACAAGAACAGGTGGAACAAACTACACCAGAACAAGTGGAACAAACACCCGAGGAAAAAGCCCCTCAAGTAGATGAATCTAAGTTTGAAAGCGCAGGAGATGATAGCGTTTTTAAAGTTGATTTAAATCAACCGGTAGTCTCAGAAGAGACTGAAACTCCTACAAATGAAACCCCAGAACAAGAGCAAGTGGTTTTAGAGGAAATTACCGGGGAAACTACTGAGGCAGAAACTACTGAGGAGATAGCGGTTGAAGCTGAAGAGGCTATTAAAGAAAGTATAGAAACAGGTGAACCACTTCCTGAAAATATCCAAAAACTAGTAGACTTCATGGAGGATACTGGTGGAGATTTAGATGATTACGTTAAGCTTAATCAAGATTACTCAAAGTTAGATGACCAAAGTCTATTACATGAGTACTACAAGCAAACAAAACCTCATTTAGACAATGAAGAAATTAACTTCCTTATGGAAGACAACTTCTCTTTCGACGAAGACATAGACGACGATAGAGATATACGAAGAAAAAAATTAGCGTTAAAAGAGCAAGTTGCTGACGCTAAAAGCCACTTGGACGGGCAAAAGTCCAAATACTACGAAGAAATTAAAGCTGGGTCAAAGTTGACTCAAGAACAACAAAAAGCTATAGATTTCTTTGGTAGGTACAACAAGGAGTCAGAAGAGACTCAAAAGGTAGTAAAGCAAAACTCTGATGCTTTTACAAAAAAGACAGATGATCTTTTTAACGACAAATTCAAAGGTTTTGAATATAACGTCGGGGATAAAAAATTCAGGTTTAATGTTAAAGATGTGGAAGGGGTTAAAACCGCGCAAAGTGATCTTAATAACTTTATGGCAAAGTTTGTCGACAAAGATTTATCACTTAAAGATGCTAAAGGTTATCATAAATCTCTTTACACAGCTATGAACGCTGAT